AATACGGTGCAGTTCCCTATGCCCAGATAAAGTACCGTGGTCAGTGATGGCAATTGCTGGCATCCCTAACTCAACTGCACGGTTCACGTATTCTTCTGGAGTAGCAATCCCATCAAATAAACTAAAATGGGTATGGACATGTAAGCCGACGTAGTTCATATTACCAATCAGCGTTTGTTGCTGAAGTGGCAGATGGGCCATCAAAGCCCAAATAGAACGCTTCTTGTTCTGCGTAAGGAACCTTGCGTAGTGCAGATTCTAGTGGGTAAGGCTTAATATCTCCCCAGTTAAATGGTTCCTTGTCTGGTGCAGATGGAATTAGTGTGTAATTAGTTTCAGTTCCCTGACCATTACGCTTTAACTTCCACTGTACATTTGAGATGCTTCCTGTTTCAAGTGCATACTCACGAATTGTGTTGAATGATGATTGCTTGCTGATACCCATTGACCAGATTGCAACATATGGTGCTTCAATGCCATCGTCTACAAGAACGTTGCAATAAAAACGAAGACGTGCTCTCCAGCCAGCCTTTGGATCCTTGCGGTGCATTTCTTCAGCCCAGTCACGACCTTCTGTATCCATTGTGTCTACAGCCTTGCGCTTGTAGTCTTTTGGGTTTGTGTGTTCTGATACAACGATTGCTAGACCACGCTCTGCATTGTAGTTTGCTGAGTCTTCGTCAAGTTCTTCTAAAAATCTAATCTTTACAGACTGACCGTCTGCAAGTTTTAGCCACTTAACCTTTGGGCCGTCGCCACCCTTTGGGCCATCTAGTACTGGGCCCATCTCTTTGATTCCTCTTAGTATTGCCATGTGTTTCTCCTTTGTGTCGTTATGTTAGTTTAGCATAGACTGTATTGATTTGTCAAACTGGAAGTCCAGTTCTTTAATTGACTTATCGTCCATGTCGCCTATATCTTTATATTGTTTATTTAGTTGTATTACGGATACACGAGAACCAAGTTTTTCAACTATCTTGGTTTTCATATTTCCACCTGCTTCATCATTATCCGCAATAACAATTATATCATTGAAGTACTTTTGAAGCAACTCTATTTGTATATTAGAAACATTTGATCCAAGGGTAGCGACAGCAGGAAGACCTACCTGATCAAGCCTAATAGCATCAAATGATGACTCAACAACATAGACTGTTCCAGAACTTTTTACTCTATGTAGGTTAAATAATGTTTTAGATTTTGGAAGTCCTGGAGTATTTTTAAACTCCTTGCCCTCAATTGATCTGCCAACAAACCCAATTGGTAAGCCATCTGGACTGTGAACTGGAACAGTAACCATATCTTGTTTATCTGAATACCCTAAAGAAAATTTAGAAGCAGAGTCTTTTGTTATTTTCCTATAAGTGAAATAATCTTTTGCTCTATCTGAAGAGATTAGGTTATTGTGCAAACGCTTAAGAACTAACTCATCAAACATTGTGAACTCTGGCTTTTTATATAAGGCCTTATCAATATCTATCTCAATACTTGTTTCTGTTTCTTTGCTCTTAATAAATCTTGCAGCCTCAAAGTATGTTCTGTTTGACATGTGCATAACAAACTCAATAAATCCAGTTACGTGATGACATGCGAAGCAAAAGAAAGTTCCGTTATTCTTATCTATTTCTCCCGCTGGGGTCCTGTTGTTGTTGTGATATGGACAAAAAATAATATAGTCTGAGTCAACCTCAGACTCAATCGTTACACCTGTTCCTGTGAGAACTCTTTTGATTTGTTCTTTTGTGTATAGATTGCTGTGCTTCCGTCTATTCCTGCTATCCATTCGCTTTGTTTTCTCCCCGTATATGTTCCGTGTACTGTTAATTGAAATTCAAAATATTTTTTAGTGTGGTTATAGTCTAATGTAAAGTCTGGTAATATATCGATCCTTGGAACATACCCCGAAAGTCGCATCTCTGACTCAAGGAGTCTAACATACTCTGCCTTAAGTCTGCCAAGTGCTGACTCATCATGTATAACCCCATCAAGGTAGAACTTTTTGATAGGCTTATGATGATAGAAGGTAGGTGGAATATTTTCCTTACTTTTCGACATACCATATTATAACTACTTATCTTCATAATCTTTGTACCTGTAGTATCCCTTGTCAAAATCGACCTGTACAAGAAAGTCTCCCATAAATCCATTACGATTCTTTCTAAATGCACACTCAATAATGTCGCTATTGGATGCACGGCCCAAGGCAATAACCCAGTCAGCATCGTATGCAATCTGTCTTGACCAAGCAGTCTGCCCAAGTGTTGGAACACCACTTAGATCATTTACATCATCTGGTGTTGCAGATGATATAGCAATAATGGGAACCTCTTCACCAATAGCCATAAGTTTAAGTTCTCGTGAAAGGTTCTTCATTCGTACCGTTTCGTTATCTGACTTCTGATTAGGAGCCATCAACTGAAGGTAGTCAACGATTACAAAGTCTGGCTTGTATTGATCAATCTTTCCACGAAGAACTGATGGGTTGATTTCTCCACCCTGATCATTTGAAATGATGTGAAACTCTGGCTTACCCTTTAGGTGTCTTTCGTGCCAAGCCTTAAGTGTGTCTAACTCAACATCTCCGTTAGATAGTTTTCTATGTGACCAAAGGCCTTCTCCCATAATTGTAAATACACGATTACGAACCTCTGTCTCGCTCATCTCAAGTGAAATTACAAGTGGTGTCTTACCCTGCTTCCAGGCCTGTACAGCAAAGTAAAGAGCCATCCAGGACTTTCCTATACCTGGGTATGCTAAGAAGACTCCTAACTGCCCTGGCATAATTCCAGAAGGAAGATAGTTATCGAACCCTGGAAGATTTGTTTTAATTCCAACATGACCTGCTGCCTGCTGAATCTTTAGGTTTTCAAAGTATGCAATTGCAGACTCTAGGTCTGTTACATCAATGTCACGAATTGCTGAAGTATTTTTCTTTAACTCTGATGTCTGTGTAATTAAATCATTTAGCGCAACATTGCCTTGGTTGTTCTGAACATTAGTTGCAGCAGATCTTAGTATATCTTTAAGACTATCATTTAAGTATTCGCCCTGCAACTCTTCTAAATGGTGCTTAGTTGCACCAACATTATCTATTGGTGAGAAGTCTCTAAACTTTTCTGTTACAAGTTCTGCAGGAGGAAGAGACTTGTTATTCTCAAAGTATAGCCTGATAAAGTTCCAGATATCTCCATGAGTTCTGAGCAAGTTGTCTACGTTTGCCTGTAAAAGAACGTGAATCTGCTTGTCTTGAAGAACTGCAGTAATTAGTTTGGACTCTGTATTATTCACTTAGCCACTCCTTTGCCATTCTTCTACGCTCTGCTCTCTCTTCATCGTCTCTTTTTTTATCTTTTTGTGCCTGTAAAATTTTTTCTGCGTTATAAGCAAAGTAGTTCCACGACGGATTCTCTGCAACTGAAAAGTAATACTCAAGTATATCGTAACACCCAGAAAGTCCATATGACTCTACAAGGCCATCAGAGGCCCACTGCTCTACGTTTAGATTAAGTGATGGCTTTGACTCGTACCTTGCGGTATGATACTTGCTGTATCTTGAAAGCAAAGCCATACGGTCTTTGCGTTCAGCCATTACTCGTTTATTTCAGACTTTGCTTCGTTAATCTTTTCAGTTAACTTATCTTCTACAAACTTATACACACGCTCAAATGCCTGGTTAACATTTTCTTCATTTTTACGTGAATCTACAACTCCAAGATCAAGTCTTAGTGATTGAAAATTTCCTAGATTTAATGTGTATCCAAGCGTTACAGATACCTTTGTTGGTTCATTCGTTACTACATAATTGCTGTCTGACATTTCATACCCTTCGTTAAATAGATTCAGACCAGATAGGAATGAATCGTCCATCTTCAGTTCTCGTATATGTAAGTATACCATCGCCCATTCTTCGTGTCAACTCTTGCTTGCTAGGGGTGATATCGTTTGTTATTAAATTGTCTTTTCTTGGTCTACCAATATGGTATGTAGCAAGTATATCACGGATCTCTCTTACCTGTGATTCTGAGTAATATGATCTTACTTGAAATCCTCTTGCCCCACCTTTTTGAGATCCCGTTGGAAATGGAATGACTCCTCGTCTCATTAATGATGGCATGTATTTTTTATGACGATTAACTAAATCAGCAGTCTCTCTAACAGTGTATGCTCGTTCACGCTTCTTTTTAAAATCAGAAATTAAACAACTTTCAATTTGATCTTTTGTTATATTGTAAACAGACATAATACCATTAGACTTATTGAGATGATGGACTCTTACTAAGTCTCCGTTTAAGAACCAAACTTTTTTATTCCCTGGAATTACAGGGAGGACATTGTAGCCTTCGCTCTCGATACTTCCCTTTTTAATAGCCATAAACCCTCCGCAGAACTTGTTGGTGGATTAAAAAAATTTCTGTTACCACAAGACATACAATATGTTTCAAGGTGGCCGATTGTGCTGTACTGTCTATCAAGAAACATTCTTCCTTTGCACTTTGTACATTTCAGCATTAGTTTGGTACGCCAATGATAATGAGGTTTACATCTACAGAAACATCTCCAGAAGTGTTAAATCTAACTACTCCTTCAAGGCCTGAAGTTGTGACGCTCTTAAGAACAACTGTTACATTTTTGCCAGCAACAGTATTGCCAGTATTGATTGGTGTGGCCGTTGCAATTGGGGAGTATTTAAACTCTCCTGGAAAAGAATATGTAAAGGATTTTTCTTCACCTGCGGTTATGGTACCGCTATTAACAACACGAACATATCCACCAATTACTCTTGCCTCTGTTGCTTTAATGTTTTGCTTACCAGCGTTAGGTGTATCAATTGAGGTGTACTTGTATGTTGATGGTGATATTGCTGTTGACAGTTCATTGACTGCCTGGGCCAACTGAGAGATGTATGTAACATCTAAAGGTTGTCCTCTTTCTGGTAAAGGTATTTTTGCCATGGTTATATAATTATACCACTAAACCGCTATTGGCGATGAGGTAAATAATGCAGCCCCAGGAAAATATTGCTTAGGATATGTTGGAAGTTGTACAGCAACACGCAGAGTTGAGACTGAATCTGCAATCAGTGTTGAAAACTGGGTTGACGATGAACTTGATATATATACCCAGTCAGCACTATCTAATTTAAAATAGATATCATATTGCTTAATTGCCGATACAGTGGGCTGCTTCCAAACCATATTTACTACATTTGCAGTTACTGTTACAGAGCATTCTAATTGCTCTGGAGATGGATTTGATACAGAGTAATACGGTGACCAATGAGAAGATCTGTTCTTGTCTTCTGAGACTACTCTATATCTTACAGAGTGCTTTTGTGTAGTTCCATTAAATGCTGGAAGATCTTCTTTTTTGATAACTACCTTTTTTATTTGTGAGTCTGACACTATAGAACATCCATCCCAAACCTAAACTCAATATGATTAGTTGTATTAGCAGTCTTAGTAATCGTCTCTGCATTTTTATTTTTAATGACTGAGTATCCTGTTAGACCATAGACTGGGTTTGAAGATGTAGTATTTTCTAATCGTAATGCATCTAAGCATATATAATAATCATCTGATACTGCGCCATTTTTAATTACTGCAACATAAAACTTTACAACATCAACTACGCTCCAAGTAAAACCGTTGCTTTTGTACAAATCTTGGAATGATTTCTGTGAAACAAAATATCTATTAGTTGCAAAATCTACACCAGGATCAGACTCTTTAACTACTGTCTCAAACCTTGCCCACTCTCCAGTTCCATGAACATCAGACTCTGCAAACTCTATCATTATTCTAACCTCATCTGGCTGAACATTTGATTCTCCGTCTTTATTGACTACAGAAAATGCAAGTCTAAGATCGTCTGTTGGTGCATTCTTATTAAAGTCAAGTGCTGCGCCAGTAAGGTGTATATGCTTTGAGGCAGGTGGAACAACCAAATGGCCACCAGATACAGAAAGATTTGTCATATCTCCTCTTATAACCATAATGTTATTTAAGAATCTGCATCTTTCATACCTGTTCACACGTTCCTGGTTTGTAAAAATCTTGTTGTCTGCATTTGTTTGAAACACTTGGTCCGTAATATTTATAATGTTGTCATCTGAATCTAATGGTGTGTAATATACAGGAATCGCTGTTGCTGTTGTCGTTCCATGGTATTCCCAGTTTTCATTTGAAGTAAATGAATAAATGTTCTTGCTATCATATGCTCCTGCTGTTGGATTTGATCCAGCAGACCAAACACCAACCTCTGTAATCTCATATCTTTCTGCTGTAGGAAGTTCTGCAGTAAAGACTATCTTTGACTGTCCGCCCTCTGTAACATAGCCACGAGATGTAATTGGCACACGAAACATCTCAAAATCTAATGCCTGTTTACCTGAGTAGTCTCCAAGAGTTGCGTCTGTATTTAGTGGCTTTGCTCCACAGCCTATGGCAATATATGAAGCATATGCAGGTGCTTGACCTACAAGATACTTTGCCAGAATATTCTTGCCTGTATTAGTTATCATTTTTTATACCGCCCCATATATTGTACCATTAAGTATCTCACCGTTGTTTACTATTTGAACCTCTATTTGCTCATCTGAATCAAGGTTAGTTACATTGATTACCAAATCACCTGTTGTTTGATCTATATAGACTATCTGTCCAGCAGGACCTGAGCCTACTGATGGGATTTTGTTCTCAAGCCTGATTGGAAAGTTCTTAAAATAAGTATCTGCTGTGTTTTCAAGTTTAATTATATTGTTAGGATTGTATTCTAAGTAAAGGCTTTGCAGGTTTTTAATTGGGCTATACAAAACATCTTGTCCATTAATAATATCGTTTCTTGATATATTGATTAATTCTTGGCCTCCTATATTTTCAAATATAAGATCTGCCATAATATCAATTTCAAGTGGTGGATTGCTAAGAGCAATTAAAGAAGGAGTTGCAACCTTAACCGCTGGATTAACTGCTGGCTTTGCTTGGGATGCTGGTTGATTTGCTACTGAATCAGTTGTCATTGCACTACCTCACTTAAAAATATTGTCATTTCTGGACCGTATTTTTCTTTAGAATATTCTATATTATATACCACAAACCTTGAGTCCTTAGATCCGACCTTATCTATTTGATTTTCAGTGTAGTCAACAGATACAATATCTCCAAGTTGAATCATTGGGTTTGCAAAAACCTTAACACCTATAGACTTTCTTGGCTTCATTATTTTTTTAATTACCCAAGCCAAAAGGTTTTCTGCGTCATCATGTGACTGAATATATGGAGCCTCTAATGAAAAATCTTTTTTGCCATAAGTCATGCGACTTAACTTTATGTCCTCATAATCTTTTGCAATTTTATTAGGATATGATACCAACGAATTAGCAACAAACTGTGGGTCTGCTAAATTACTATTCTTTGAAAAGTATTCATCCACAGTAAGATCGTTGCTTGATTGCTGAGTAAATGTAATGCCTTGAATTCTTAGATAGTTTCCGCTTGTCTCGTCAAGGCTGAGTGCTGTGTCTGTAGAATTAAATATTAAAAATTCTGCTCCATATGCCCCTGCTCTAAATCCTGAAACAGCATAACCCTTTAATCTATTAAATGTTGGAGATAACTTTGCATACAAAGCAGGATATGCCTTGTCATATTTAAAATTAAATGATGCTGCTTCTCTCATTATTGTTCCGAACTCTTCAAAGTACATGCTAAACTTTGGGGGCTCAGCAGAACTAATCCCAGTAAGATAGGTTGATTGAACTGCACCTGACATGGCGTATTTCATAAATGAATCGTTTGCATTTATTTCAGAGTCTCCGAATGCTGAACTAATTGGAGCATCAATTTGAAACGCTGTATTTTGTGAATAGTTGTTTGCCAATGCATAGATATTTTCAAACATAACTCTTGAAGATCCACGAACAAACAATGACATGTTATTGTATATTGGAAGCGGGTCAGTGTCATCTATTGTAGCAATTAGGTTATTGTTTAGGTATAGAAAAAACCTTCTGCGTGAGCCTATGTCTTGATACTCAACTGCTAAGTCATATACTGTTGGTTTTTCTTCTGCAGCCATTCTGTACTGTCCCGTAAATTTTCCATCGTCTACAATTATGTTTGTAAGTCCTTCATACAGTTTTACTGGCACTGCAGATGTGGTTTCTGTTCCAGCAGTAGCAGCCTTTAGTTTATAAAATATAACATTGTGAACATTGTCTTTCTCAGAGTTATTAAGTTTGTTTGCTCCTAACGCAATGATTTCAAAATAATACCCGTTGTTTGTTTCTGGGTTTATCATCACACCAAGACCGCCTGACCCACCGACAATACTTATGTTCTTGTCTGGAGTAGTTCCTGGAACAGTGTAGTAAGTAGATCCCCCTACTGGTGTCTGGCCACGATTAATATCATTTTCAATTTTACCAATAATTCTCATTCTAGTTCCAAAGTGCTTATACTTGTTTGTTAATGGCTTGTACACATATGATATAAAATCAATTGGTGACTCTGTTGTTGTAAACCCTGGACCATTCATAACCAAAGCAGAGGACTGGACTGTTCCAGTTTGTGTTGAAAGCATTGCATTAATGCTTGTCTCTGCAATATACTTTGATGAAAGAAAGTTTTTAATAATGCCATTTCTTGTTGTTTTCTGTGCAAGGGTGTTGCTTAGTCCTGCTGCAAAAACTCTTGTATCTGGCAATGTTTGATCTGATTTAAATAAATACTTTGAGTCCATTGTGCATCCACGAACATTTGCGTTGTCTGACCAGTATGGATTTAAGCCAGCAGTATGTAGTGTTACTGGCGTTCCAAACTGTCCTCTTCCGTGCTTTGCAACAGGGCCATTCTTTAACTTTACAATTCCAGAAATTTCTTCGTAGTTTGGTTCAGAATATATTCTTACTAAGCCAGTTGGATAAATCTTTCCGTTAAAAGGAAGGGATGAAAAGTACTTCTCATACTCTTGCACATTGTTAATCCAAACATCTCCAGTACCAGAAATATTATATTGAACAGCATCATACTTTATAATCTCTCCGTTAGAATAAAAATATCCATTGTATCTTGTTATCCAGTAAACTCCTTCTCCTAAATCCATAACATTATTAACAACTACGTTATTAGAAACATTTGGAACTGTGGCAGAAAGATTAGAGTTTAATGGTATTGCGCTTAACATGTACGTAGACTGGTTTCCAATCTCTCCATTAGCAGACTTAGTATTTTCTGTACCTGCAACTTCCCACAAAAGTACTGGCTTATATATCCAGGTCTTTTCGGCATCTACAAGGCTTGCCTGCTTTATGCTTCCAATAGATCTTTGAATATGTCTTGTTGTATAAACAATCTTTCCATCATTGTAAACATCGTTGTCTTCAGATGTTACCTCTACAATGTTTGCAAGTTTTGTTTTTGTTCTTTCGTTTTTAACCACTCCAGAATCTTGTGAGTCAGAGGACCCGTACAGAACTATGTCTGTTGGTCTTTGCGCTAATGATGGCATTATATAGTTTTTACTCATCATTACAAAGTTATTGTATTCGTCAAAGAACATGGCTGTCTGTGTTGAGATTGCTATATCTTCTAATATCTCAGCAACAGTTTTTTCTGGTGGTATAAAGAAATATGGAATTATGGCTTCTGATTCTCCGTCTACTCTTTTAAATACATAGTTTGAAAAACCTATTGAGTCTAAAAGAAGTGAAACTGCTGCGCTCACTGATGTATTTGTTGAAAGAATTTCTGGGGCAGTTTGAGATTCAAAGTAGAAGTATAAATCTCTTAGGTCAATAGATACCTGCTTTGAATCATTTGATGTTTTTGGAAATCCATCTGAGTACATAGTTTTAATTGGAACGTAGTAGTCCACACCTTCTACATCCATAATTATCTCGTAAAGTTTTACTTGTATGTTTTTTGACACATACTTTCCAATAATACTATTTGTGTTGTTTGCATTAAAGGCATCATCAAAATCAAAAAGTTCAAGTTTACCAGTAGATGCAAGTAGTTGCCCAACAGGAAGTCCGCTTGCACCAAGGTCTGATGCGCTTTTATTAACTGAAAAATTTAACACTCTGTCTGAAATGTCTGCCGATAGTCTAGAAGACATTTCAATTAAATCAAATGTTGAGTCAAACTTATTCATGCTTTCAACTACGATTCTAATTCCAGAAATATATTCAAACTCTTTATATTTTTTAGCAGTACCAGAGTTGTAGTATTTTGGGGATGTTAAATCAGTTACAAAGTTTGTTAGACTGTCTACAGAACTTTCTTCAAGTTTCCAACCATATGTTGGAGTAAATGTTTTCCATTCAGAGTCGTACCAAATATGATATGTGCCAAGTTCTCCATCATTTTGTATTACTAAAAACGAATGCCCTTCTTCTGCGGTATCTGGTCTAAGAGTTGCAGAAGGTAGTTCTCCTTTAAAAATAAATATATCTGAATATAACTTAGGAACTATAAGGCCATAAGAAAGTTCAACGTATCCATCAGACTTAATTATATCTGTTCCATCTTTTCTTTTGTCTTTGTCTGTAAAGGATACAGCGTCTACCCAGTTGTTATTTTTTAAAACCTGAATCTTCCATCTATCTGGAGTTGTTTTATTTGTATCGCCAAAGTATGGATCTAAAAATGTACCTGCTGAGTTTGAAAATGTTCCATAATCCAGTTCTCCAACATTGGTTTGCATCTTTACAATAACTCTGTTTGCTGGAACTTGCTGCTTGTATACAACGAATGGAGCAGCATCTTCTATTCTATGTCTTCCATTTATAGTTTTATTTGCAACACCATACTCAATTTTATTTTCAGTTCTAAAAGATGTCCAGTATTTAAATGGATCATTCTTGTCTGGCATATAGTATCTTGGTCTTTTTGCCATATTAATATTTGGGTTGTGTAAGTATCTGCCATTTAAATATGTTGCTTTGTTAATTCCAGATCTTGGTCTTTGTGGCTTTAGACAATCTTCTAAAGAGTAAAGCATCTTTAACTTTTCTTTGTATGCTGTCAAAGTTGTTGGCTCTCCATTATCATCAAAGCCTCCATCAATTTTTACGTCTGCATCAGTTGCCCCAGTGTAATAGTTTCCAACATCGGAAGGATCAAAGGTGTTTGGAAGTGCGCTATAAATAGAGCCACTAGTGTTTGGCCTGTATCGGTAGTTTCCAGCAATAGATATATTTGAGGGTATGTTCATATTCCACTCAACTACAACTGCAGACTGCGTCTTTACAGAAGAACTTGTCTCTAAATGATTTTGTAATTCTTTACCCTGGAACATTACGCCTCTTCCAGTGTTAAGGCAACATTCCAAAAATCAAAGTTCAAACCACTTCTTTTGATAACTGAATAATTAAAGTCTGCAAAAAATACTTCTATTACCTCATTGTATTTGTTTGTATTTTTAAATCTATCATCTTCTACAGTTAGTGGATCATTGCTAAAATTAGTATACTTATCATAAGCAAGGTAAACCCAAAAAGATCCTTTATGGTTTTTATACCAGTCAAGTAGTTCTACACCGCCTGCTCCTCCGTCGCTAGTAAACTCTAGGGGGCTTTGTCTTGTTTCTGTCTTAACCATGTTAGGATTTCCATTAGAATCAAATCCAGGATAAGTATCGTATGCTCTTGATGGTAGCATGTCCCAGGATACTGATATTTGAAGTTTATCGGCAATATGATAAGATCTCATACGACCATTAATCATTCTCTCCTTTTTTTCTATTCTGGAAGGATTAAAGGTTATGGGTGACCTGTTATCATCAGATAGTATTATAAATTCGCCAGAAGAGTCTCCAGAGGCTGCTGCTGACCCTATTTCAACTCCCGAAGGAATATGAAATCCATCAACCTTCGTTCCCTGGTTGTCTGCAAATAGCATTGCCTGTGGTCTTGAATATTTTTTTCTTCCAGACATATATGTGTTAGTTGCCATTATAATCTATTCCCCCTGAGTTTCTGTGAGTCAATACCCTTTATTTGTGTCATCACAACTCTTGCAATTTCATCTGGGTTTGCATCTGATTTTACATTAACACTAATACTATAATTATACACTGAGTCGCCTACTGATGAGCCATTATTTATTGCCCTCATTGTATCTGCTCCATGAGACTGTACAGCATACTTACTCATTACAAATTCTCCAGGGGTAAGCATTGCTGGGATAGTGTCTGTTCCAGAAGCGTATCCGCCTTTAGCGAAGTAACTTGGAACTAGTCCACCCTTAGAAAGCATCATCATACTTGCCATTCCACCGCCACCGCCACTGCCAAACCCACCACTTAAAACTTTATCATCGGAACTTACTTGTGAAGTAGAACCTAAAGAAGGAATGCTTGCAATAGCCTTTGATGCACCGTATAAAGAAAGACCAGTAATACCAGCGACTGTTCCCAGCATAGTTGCAACAGCAGATTTGCTTGTACCAATTTTTGAAGTTTCTTTTAGATTTGGTTCAACGATAGCAGGAATATCTGTTCTTGGAACCATAACTACTCTACCATCTTTTACTACTGCCTGAAGATCTGGGGCATCCACAACCTTTAGGTTCATTCCAGGAATATTTCCAACACCCCAATTTGTGTATGCATCTCCATGTCTATATCCAATATAACCAGCCTTAAGTAGTTCTTGCATAAATGGATCAGTTATGTCAGCATTTATACTGCTCATATCTCTTGGCTGAATACCAGTTTTTTTAACATATGCTTCTTTAAACTTTTTTAATCCTTCTGGATCTATAAATCCTTTGCTAGATAAAACCTTAGCGATTGCACGTGGTTCTAAGTCTATTCCATATTGATAAGACCCAAATTGTCCAAAATGCTCTTTAGACATTAGTGGACTAGTTGCACTATACAGTCCTGGACCAAAGGCATTAACTGGTGTTGCTGTTGGATCTGTTTTTGATTTTAAATATCTTTCTAAAGGAGACGGAAGGTCATCTATAGGCTTTCCATGTCTATGAACGCCCCGCTTCATTGTAATCAAAGCACCTAATCCACCTGGAATTGAGTCTATGATTGCCTGAGTCTTGTAGTGTTTTACAAATGCCTCTGCATCATCTCCACCTACCTCCCTAGTTAAACGTGCAAGACTTATATTTCTTCCAAAGTTTGTGTCTGCAAGTCGTTTTGCTATTGGAGCAACTATTGCTTCTTTTAATTTGCCAAGTGTTACCTTAACTGGGTCCATCATATCTTTTCCTATGTTTTTAAACATATTAGAATATGAAGCATTTGAATATTTTTTACTTTCATCAAACATAGACTTTTGAAGATATGAAAGGTCTTGAATATCTGTTTCATGAAGTCTTCTAGGATTAATCTTTTTACCTAAATCAGAAACATATGGTACTGCTTTAGATGCTAATGTGCTTCCAAGTTTAGTACTTAAGAATGATTCGTTTATGTTTGTATCTTTGCCTCCATATTTCCACGCACTTTGTAATGGAATTTGAAGGTTGCTTGCAAACCTTCCAGGAGCAAGAAAGGCACTTTCTAATGCTCTTCCAATTGGGCCACCATTGCCATATAGAGCACTAGCAATTCTTGACTTAAGAGGAAGAGGACCTGGAACCCAATCGTCATACTTGCCCCATTCTGTGCTATCCCATTCTCCCTTTCCAGTAGAGGCTGTAGGAATAGTTAGTTTTTCTTCCACTAAACTTGTAGTTGGCGCTGGGGCATCATTTGCTTTACTTGCTACTTTACTAAATATATCTATACCGTTTTTACCAAGTGATTCTTTTATTCTTTTAGGAATTACGTTTCCTATCTTATTTATTATTGGCTTTACTGCTTTAAGACCTGGAAATGGTGCAACCGCTAGAGCAGCATTTAAGTTGTCTTTTATGTCAGACTTCATTGGCTGACCTGCTAACTTAGCAGCAAACATTTGAGGAATACCGCCATACTTTGCAATATCCAAAGCAGTTTTTGCTATTGATGGAAGCGCAAAGAAGTTAGCAGTTTTTTCCCATATCTTCTTATCAAATAATGATGTTGCTCTTTTTTCTTCTTCTTTAGCCTTTGGTTTTGCAGATCCCATAGATGACATTCCTAGACCGTGTGGTGCACTTACTGTTCCACCAGTTGAAAATCTTTGAACATTTATATCATTTAAGAATCCTTCGCCGTACTGATCAACTGCAGACTTTCTAACTACAAACTCTCCTGGAGTTAACATTGCAGGTACAGTGTCTGTACCCTTTGGAGTAAATCCTCCATCTGCAAAATACTTAGGAACAACTCCTCCAGAACTTAGTCCTCCCCAATTTCCAAATGATCCAAGCCAAGCATCTGCTGCTGATTCAGCATCTGCCTTAGCCTCTGCATCCTTAAGTAATTTAAGGGCTCCATCTGCTGCTGCTTTCGCCGCTTTGTCTGCTGCATCTTTTGCCGCTTTGTCTGCTGCATCTTTTGCCGCTTTGTCTGCTGCATCTTTTGCCGCTTTGTCTGATCCTGTTTTTCCATCATTTCCACCAGATCCACCAAGAT